AAGGAAGTCAAAAAACAACTGAGCGAGATATTTATTAATGAAGAAAAAGAAATCAAATTAGCAGAAACGATTTCTAAACCTAAACCTAAAAAGGTTGTCAGCAAACCTAAAAAACAATACACAAAAAACAAAGCGTTAAATGAAGTATTGAACAACACTAAACCATTAGGAGCACCAATGGAAGATGAGTATCCAACATTGGGCGGTGGTGTATTAGGAAGTGATAATATGGCAGAAGTCTTAGGTTATGGAGATTTAGGTCGTGGACAGAATAAAGAAAGAGCGAGAGAAATGGGAGCAGTTGACACAATCAAGAAAGCAGGAGTTTCAGTAGATGCAGTTCCTGAAGAAGTTCAAAACGCATTGACTCGTGATTATTCTGGTTTGATGAAAGCAATTAATAAAAAGAAAAATGGTGAAGGTAATTTTAGACCTTAATAACAAATGGCAAAAAGTGTAAGAGAGATAGATAGAGATGACAACATTTATGTTGGTGTCAAGTTTCCATTAGAGTATAATAGAGTTGATGGATTTTTTCCACAATCTAAAACTGTAAGAGAACAATCAAAGTCTAACCTAAGAAATCTATTGTTAACGAGTCCTGGTGAAAGAGTAATGCAACCAGAATTTGGTTCAAACTTAAAAGCTATTTTGTTTGATAGTTTTGATGATGTTAGTTCAGATAATATTGAAGAGGCTATAAGAGAAGCTGTCAATCGTCAACTACCATACATTACTATCAATGAAGTTATAGTGATTCAAGACAGCCAAGCTGAAAATAGAATTTTAGTGTCGGTTGATTATTTTACGACACTTGAACCTGATACATTAGATTCACTTTCATTACAATTTAACATTGGAGAATAAGAATGCCTAATACTAATATTAGAGAAGTAGATTATGGAGTTGGAAAAAAGATAGTAAAGAAAGAAGTAAACTATCTTGGTAGAGATTTTGCAGATATTAGAGCCAATCTAATAGAGTTTGCAAAAACTTATTTTCCAAACCAATACAATGATTTCAATGAAGCATCACCAGGTATGATGTTTGTTGAGATGGCTGCGTATGTCGGAGATGTATTGAATTACTATGTTGATAATCAATTTAGAGAAACACTTTTAAATCAAGCAGAAGAAAAGAAAAATGTTTATGAGATTGCACAATCATTGGGATACAAACCAAAACTAGCTTCACCTTCAAGAGTTGAGTTATCATTTACTCTTGATGTTCCTGCAAAAACAACAGGAACAGGAGCTTCAGCTACTTCAAAACCTGACTTAGATTACGCAAGTAAGTTGGAAGCTGGTAGTGGATTTACTGCAGAAAACGGAACTGAATTTACTTTATTAGATGATGTTAACTTTAAGGTTTCAAGTTCATTAGATACAATGGACATAGCAGCTTTAACACCTTCATCAGGTACAGTTCCTACTCATTTTAGACTAACTAAAAAAGGTGTAGCGGTATCAGGTAAAACAAAAGAACAAACATTTACTTTTGGAGACGGAGTAGCTTTTGATAGTATAATTTTAGCTGAAGATAAAGTCACAGAAATAGTTTCAGTAGTTGATAGTAGTGGTAATAAATTCTATGAAGTTCCATTTTTAGCACAAGATACAGTTTTTGAATCAGAAGAAAATACAAGTCTAAATGACCCAAGTCTTTCACAATATAAAAATGACACACCATACTTGTTAAAATTAATCAAGACTTCAAGAAGATTTACAACGAGAGTTCTTGACAACAATAAAATGGAATTAAGATTTGGTTCAGGTGTTAGTGATAATGCTGATGAAGAAATAATTCCAAATCCAGATAATGTTGGTTCAGCATTAGGATTCGGTGTTTCTAAATTAGACGAGTCATTTGACCCAAGTAATTTCTTAAAAACACAAACATTTGGATTAGCTCCAAGTAATACAACACTAACAATAAAATATCGTTATGGTGGTGCTGTAGAACATAATGTTCCAGTTGGAACAATTAATAGATTGAGAAGTATAACACTTACAAACTCAACAACAGGTTTGGTTTCATCTACACAATCTACTACTAACTCTTCTTTAAGAGTAATTAATTTAGAAAGAGCGACTGGTGGAGCTAACACAGAAGAATTACAAGATATAAAACTAAACGCTTCAGCTTTCTTTAACGCACAGAACAGAGCAGTCACAAGACAAGACTACATCACAAGAGTCTACTCTTTACCACAAAAGTTTGGTAATGTAGCAAAAGCTTATATTGTTCAAGATGAACAATTAGAACAAGAGGGACAATTAGAAGTTATCAATGGAGAAATTAAAAGAATAAAGTCAATAGATGTTATACCTAATCCATTAGCATTGAATATGTATTTATTAGGATATACATCAGACAAAAAACTAACACAACTAAATGAGGGTGTCAAACAAAATATAAAAACATATCTTTCACAATATAGAGTATTGACTGATGCGATAAATTTAAAAGACGCTTACATTATTAACATAGGTGTTAGATTCTCAATCACGGTAAAAAGAGGTATGAATAAAAACGAAGTATTATTCAATGCAATACAGGCTGTGAAAAAACACTTTGAAACTAAAAAATGGCAGATTAACCAACCGATAGTATTAAGTGATATAGCTTATGTAATTGGATTGGTTGAGGGTGTCGTTACAGTAGTTCCACCGCAAGACAATAATCCTAATAATAATTTAGTAGTTATAGAAAACAAACACAAAGTATCAGGTGGATATAGTGGAAACATATATGATTTAGATTCTGCGACAAGAGATGGAATTGTATATCCATCATTAGACCCAAGTATATTTGAACTTAAATACCCGAACATTGATATTGAGGGTAGAGTAGTAGGAGATAGATAATGCATTATTTTGAATTTGCAAAAAGAGATGCTACCATTTATTCTGGTGGAACAACCGCATCAATCAATACAGGTTTAGATGAAATATTAGAAATAAATAAAGTAGTTTCAAATAATGGTTCGGTTGCAAATGTATCAAGAATATTAATTGACTTTGACTATACATTTATTTCACAATCAATCATAGATAGTAAAATACCATCAACTGCAAAGTTCTATTTAAATTTATTTGACGCTACATCTGAAGAAGTAGAGGCTGAACAAAATGTATTTGTTTATATGGTTAGTGGTAGTGCTTGGAAACAAGGAACAGGTAAACTTGACCACAATCCAATAACAGATGACGGAGTGACTTATCAATATAGAGACCACGAACAAAAAACACCTTGGGTAACAGGTTCAGTATTGACTGACGGAGGTGCTTGGTGGACAGGTAGTCAAGGTGGTTCAAATAAAGTAAGTTCATCATACGCACTAACATTTGACAGAAAAGATTTAAGAGTTGATGTGACTGACTTAGTCAAGAACCACATATACTCAAGTTCATTATTTCCAAATAGAGGCTTCTTAGTTAAAAGAGAATCACTCTATACAGGTTCAAGTGATTTCTCATATAATCCAGGAAGTGACACTACTAAAGATGAAAGTAGTTCAGACAGATTAGGAAATCTAAAATACTTTGGTAGAGAAACACACACAATCTACCCACCTAAATTAGAAGTAGTTTGGGACGATAGCTCTTGGTCAACAGGAAGTTTATCACCATTAGTAACAGCTGATTTAGAAAGATTAAAAATTTATTTTAAAAATTTAAGACAAGAATATAAAGAGGGTTCAAAAGTTAAGTTTAGAGTTGTCGGTAGAGAATTATATCCTACTACCGCTTTTGCAACATCACCAGCAGAATTAACAGCTAAGTATTTACCAAGTGCTTCTATCTTTTATGAAGTTAAAGATGCAGATACTGAGGAAGTAATTATTCCATTTGGAACAGGTTCAAAAATTAGTTGTGATTCCACAGGTAATTTCTTTAACTTGTGGTTAGATGGATTCCAAGCAGAAAGAAATTATCGTTTTTGTGTTAAGGTAGTGAGTGGTAGTGGAACAACTGAAACAATCAATTACTATGATGACGACTATGAATTTAGAGTAGTGAGGTAATCAAATGCCATATTTGCCAAGTTCAGCAAGAAATAAATCAGAATATTATCGTAAGTTATTAGACGCAGATATTATTGAACAAAATAATCTGATTAAGGATTTGGAACTAAGACAAAATGTTTCAGGTTCTATCGACGCATTAAATCCTACAAGAGATGATGACGGATTTGTGGTATCTATCGAAGACCCAACAAATCCAGGTCAAGCTGCAGAAACAATCAATGAAAGTGTTCGTATAGAAAACAAACAACAATTTTTCAATGATAGATACTTAGGTCAAGTTCAAAAACCTTTTGAGTTTTTCACACCACCTTCATCATTAGTTGAAGAAGATGTTCAAATAGAGCAAGAAGAAGAACAAGAAAAACAAAAACAAGCTGAAAAACCTACTGATTCATTTAGGGACTTATTGATAGAATTTTTTGAATTAGACATTAATGTTTCTGATAAAAAAATACAATCGGAAATGGCAAAGTCTGGACAAAAGGTTCTTAAAGGTTTACAAAAGGCAGTGATGTTGAATATAATCGTATCAACTAAAAATTATGCATCTTTTATTAGAAATGTAATTTATCAAGATAACTCTTTAAAAAAAATATGGAAAGAAAAAAATCTTCCAACATCATCATTAACACCAACAGGTCAAGAATATGATTTTACAAAACAATTTGAATTTAAAGGATTAGATTTTTCAAATTTAAAAAGCTCACTTGCAAATTTAAATACATCAGGATATAGATAATGGCATTAGAATATGGATTCACACAAAAAGAAAGAGACACTTACTACTTAGCTAAAAGAGTATATAGTAGTTTCGGTCGTGATAATGAAGATGACTTTATAATGTTGTATGTGTATTCAGAAGATACAGATTTATTACTACAAAATATTATGATTCCTATTGAAGATGTTCGTTTTAATGAGGCTGGATTTATTGATATAAATGTTGGTAAACATCTTAGGGAAGCAGGATTTACCCAAGGTAATTATAGAGTTGTCTATAAATTTTTAAGAAGATTAGCTGGTGTTGAAAGTCAAGTTTTCGTTGATGACAATGGTAATATTTGGAACGGAGAAGTTTCTGAAAAAGAAGTAAATGGAGAAATAAAATATTATACATCTACAACAAATCCAGGTATAGACGAACAAGACCAACCAGTTGCACAAGAATTATTTTTAAAAGACTTTACATATTTCATTGATGACATTTCACCAGACAGAACAGAATTAATTCTTGAAGTTGATGAGAATATTAAGAACGAAGAATATCGTGAAGACTTTGAAACTATGGGACAACTAATAGAATACAAATCACTAAAAGTTGATAATCAAGGTTCTATTAAGTTTGACCAAAAAGACCCATATGTGTTGGAATTTAACATTGATGAAAAGGATAGAGGGTTTACACAAAATATGGTAGGTGGACAAATAGTTATTCCTAACTTATACAAAGCAACTGGATTCGAAGATACTGATAATGAGGACGCAATCATTGATGAAGTTGACGAAATAGATTTTATAGAACCAGAAGAAGTAGTAGAGGATACTAACGAACCTGAAAAAGAAGACAATGTCGTATCAGATGTATTGGGTGCTGATGTTGGATTAGGAGGATTTAGTTAATGGCCGCATCAGAAAGAGCTATAAGAAGAAACGCTGAATTATTACGACAAGGAAAAATTCGTAATAAAGCTCGTGGTGCTGCAAGAAATGCATATATCGATTGGGACATCACAGGAAAAATTAGAGGTGAGGAAGACGGCCCACTTACACCAGGAGATGGATTGCCATTAGGTGGACTAATAGGTGGTGGAGAAGGTTATGGTATTTATGGTGGAACTTCATCAGTAAAGTCTACCAAAGGAAAACAAAAAGTTAGAAAAGAAAAAATCATAACTAAAAAAAGAGCAAAAAAGAAAATTGATATACAAAGAGACTATGTCGCAAGAATTGAAGAAGTTTTAGATAGTAATCGTGTTAGAGTTAGTTTGTCATATGAAGACGGAGTAAACAAATATCAACACAAAGGTGATGACCAACGAGCAGAAACATTTAAGTATTGGAGAGTAAATTACGAAAAGAATAATCTTGAAAGATTTAAAACTTATATGATTTCTGGTAACCAATATTATCTAATGGTCAATGATAAATTGGGTGCTGATTTGAAATCAAGAAAAGTAAAACTTAAACAAGGTTTACAACCAAACATTGATAAATTAGATAGAGTTTATTTTGCAGAAAAAAGATTACCGGACTATGAGGAAAAAGTTAAATTAGTACCGTTTGAAGATAGACCTGATGAAGGAATATTTTTAAGAATACCTAATTTAAATTCAGTAGATAATCCGATTAACTTTCAAGGAACTAACTTTCAAACTCACAATGAGTTGTTAGGAACTGACACTTTATTAAACTTTGACTTAGAAGAAAAATTGATTTCAGGTAGTTTGTTAGATGTTAAACCAAATGTCGATTATCAAAAAACTACTACAAATTTACTTTTTGATGATGACGATACAGGCTTTGGTAATTATGTAAACTTTTCATCAGCTGAAACAAGACTTCGTAATTTTAAGAAAAAATTACAACTTATAGAAAATCATACTGCATTAAGTGCATCACTAACAAGTGTAACAAGTTCCCTTTCAACGATACAGGCAGAAGAACAAAAAAGACAAAGAGTAATTAATTCTTTTGACCCGTTTGAACATTATATGTATTTTGAAAGTTCTTCTTACGCAAGTTCATCACTCGGACAATTTCACGATACGGCTTGGCCTAAGATGACTTCATCTGAACCTTATAAGTTAGAACATACATCAGGTTCAACCGCAGGAACTTGGTATAATAATATGATTGCAAGTGCATCTGCATTTGACCAAGATAATCCAAATTCATTAAGAAATACACTACCTGAACACGTTAGTAGAGATGATACCAATAATGTGTTCTTAGAATTTATGGATATGGTTGGACAACAATTTGATGAGATATGGGTGTATGTTAAATCTCTAACTGATGTTAATAGAAGAATAGAAAAATTATCTGAAGGTATATCAAAAGATGTTACGATACATTTTGCGAAAGCGTTAGGTTTAGAATTATATATGGGTAATGACTTAATAAACTTACCTGAATTTTTGTTAGGAAAAAACCTTGACGGAAGTGATAAGTATGAAAAACCTTCAGAACAATTAACAGAAGAAATATGGAAAAGAATTTTAGCTAACTTACCTTTCTTTATCAAAGCAAAGGGAACAGAAAGAGCAGTCAAAGGATTATTAAGTTGTTATGGTATACCAAGTTCAATACTACGAGTTCGTGAGTATGGTGGGCCAGATAAGGGAACAAGAGTTAGTTATGAGATTAAGAAAAGATTTACAAAAGCATTAGACTTTAATGCAGGACAATTTATAAAAACTAATTGGAATCTAAGTGGTTCTGGTTTGTTTGATGATTTAACTCCTGATACTGTTGAGTTTAGATTTAGAACACCTTATAGTGTTGGTAGTTCTGGCTCAATGACAATAGTTCAAAAGTCTGGTTCTGATGGTGGTGGTCATTGGGCTATATCATTACAAGACAATGGAACAACAGATGAATACGGACATTTAAGATTTACAATTAGTGGTTCAGACGGAACAACAAAGTTTATTACATCATCACTACAAAGATTTTACAATGATGACTTTTGGTCAGTAATGTTAACGAGAAAGTCTTCAAGTGGTGCTGAACACGTTTATGATGATTCTACATTTAACACATCAAGTTATGAATTAACAACAAAACAATATGACGCTACAAGACAAAAGATTTTATTTCAAGATAGTCAAAGTATGACAATAACAGCATCTAAATTTGAAAGTGCTTTTACAGGAAGTGGTTTTGTATATTTAGGTGGTAGTGGTAGTGGAGCAGGTGTAGGAAGTTTTGGAACTGCATTTAGTGGTTCATTAATGGAATATCGTTTATGGTCAGAAGCATTGAGTGCTAGTGTATTTGATAACCACGTCAGAGCACCGAAAGCATATAACGGAAACACAAGCGCATCATCTTATAATAACTTAGTTGTCAGATATGAACTAAACGACAACCACAATATGTCAGCTTCAATGACCGAGTCAGTTAGTTCAACACAACATATAAGAACATACGAAACCGCATCACAACAAGTGTTCGGATTTACTGGTAACAAATTTAGAAATATAGTTGATGAAGCTAAATTAAGAGTTCCTAATGTCGGCCCAAATCGTAGGAACGCAACCAAGATTAGAATTGAAAGTAATACATTAAAAACAGGAACTGCTTTATCTCCTGATGTTCGTAATGAACAATCATCACAAGATTTTGCACCAATAGATAGTAATAAGCTTGGTATTTATTTTTCACCGGTTGATGTTGTAAATGAAGATATTGTTCATAGTATAGCTGACTTGTCTTTTGACGATTTGATTGGAGACCCAAGAGATGAGTTCAAATATTCATACAAAAGATTAGGTGGATTACAAAGAGAATACTTTAAACGATATAGTAAATCAAATAACTTTTTTGATTATCTAAGGATACTAAGTTTCTATGATTCAAGTGTTTTCACACAAGTAAGACAATTACTACCAGCTCGTGCAGATTCTACCGTAGGTGTTTTGATTGAACCAAACATTTTAGAAAGAAGAAAAGAAGTAATTGGTAAACAACCAACATTTGATAATCGTATATTTACGAATGCAAATCAATATGATGATGGTGTTTTAATAACAAGAGTAATTAGTGGTAGTGATGATTTATTTTTTAGCACCGCGGATAGTAGTTATGATACCTATGAGGGTAATGCTAACTTAGCATACTTTACCGGTAGTCATATTGGGTTCTTAGGAATGCCATCAAAACTTAGAGTTCTTGGTGAAAACGATAGAAAATTAGGATTTGGAACAACTTACTTACACGCATCTTCAAGTGTTTCATTAAAAAACTTTACAGATGCATTAGTTCCAATTATATCAGGTTCAAGATTGTCTGAGAAAAATGAAGAAGCACAATACATATTTGGAAACGCACTATCAGCTTCTAAAGCTAGGGATTCGATTAATCCAAAATACTATGCAGTTTCTACAAGTTTTTCAGCTAGTCAATTTGAAAGTGTGGCTGATTCAAACAATTTATTTAGAAGTTTCTATCAAGGAACTAAACACACAAAGGATAATTCTTTTGACAAAAAAGAACCAATCGAAGTATTTATTGTAGCTGGAACAACAGTTGAAACAACAGACACAGATTTAACAAAACTAAAAACTAAATAACAATGGAAAATTTAACTTTCTTATATTTATTATTGAAAAAGAATAGTTATATCATTTCCACAGGAGTAAAATAAATGGGATTTTTAGATAATACAACAATAACAGTAGACGCCATCTTGACAAAAAAAGGTCGTGAACTTTTGGCAAGAGGTCAGAATGAATTTAGAATTACAAAATTTGCATTAGCAGATGATGAAATTGATTACAATCTTTACGATACATCACACCCAAACGGGTCAAATTTCTATGGTGCGGTCATTGAAAATATGCCACTATTAGAAGCTTTCGTAGATGAAAATCAATTAATGAGATATAAGTTAACAACACTTCCAAAGGAAACAGCAAAACTTCCTATCTTGGAATTACCAAACGCATCATTGAGTTTCAATGGGCCTGGTATCACACAAGCTATCACACCTAATACAAGAAATGGTGTGGATACTTCTTATACATTTATTTTACAAGACGCATCGATTGCTAATATTTCAAGAACTGGATTTTTCCGTGGAGACCCAATCCGAGGCGATAGAAATAATCCACTTCCATTGCCACCAAGAGCAGTTTCTGGTAGATTACCTGACGGAACTTTTGAAGAAGATTTCAGAGCAGGTATTACAACACCAGTATTTTTAAATGAGAGTGAAAGAAAACGCTCTATTACAATTACAGGAAAATCAGTAAATGTAATAGCGAGGTCGATAACTTCAGAAACTTCAACCAATGTCACAGTCGTAGGTAATGATACAGGTGCTACCTTTAATTTACCAATCACGGTTAAAGCTGACCCAAGTAAATTATAAGGAGTAAGTAATGTCATTTCAAAGATTCGATAGACAAAACGATATTATAGAAAATCAAAGAACGACTGTAACGAGTGGATTGTGGACAGGTGGTTCAACCACACTAACAGCTTTCTACACAGGTTCTACAACAAGTAGTTATTTTGTTGATGTTTATAACGAGAACCCAGTTGCTAGTGCTTCCGCAGAAGTTCAATTTGCATTAGGATATGCACACATTGACGGAAGTGGTTCATTAGGAAACACAACTAAAACAACAACAGGTGATAGACAAACTGCATCTCTATATAGACAATTTAGAAATGTATTACTAGCACCTAATTCAGATAAATTTAAATTTACAGCATCACCAACAGCATCAGGTGAAAAAGACTTTTACTTCTTAAGTTTCCAAAGAGCTCGTATGAGAGAAAAAGTTGACCCAGGTAATTGGGAACTACATTTGGACGGCGGAACTGCAAAGATAAAATTAATTGATGATAGTTCAACAGCTTCAAGTGTTACGGTTGAACAAGGTGGTAGAGTATTCAATGTTGTTAGTGGTTCTATTACTAATGGTGTAAAGACAGCTGCATCAGCAGAAACAGCAAAAGGTGCTTATGGATTATTCTATCCTGATATGGGTATCATATTGTTAAATCCAACAAGATTAACAACAGGTGTAGCAGACATTACAACAACAAGAAGTGCAAACGCACAAGACAATAACAAAGGAGATTTGTTTGACTCAATAGTTCAAGGTGCAAATTTCCAAGCTCGTAGAGAAGAAGAAATTAGTTCAACGAGTTATTTTTGTCGTGTAAATAATAGAAAATTTAATTTCAGTGCTAACCCAACATTTGCAACTCAATCAGACGGAAGTTTAACACAACCAACTTTCTTTAAAGACCCACAAACATTTATTACACAAGTAGGTCTTTACAATGATACTAATGAATTGTTGGCTATTGCAAAATTATCACAACCATTATTAAATTCATATTCAAGGGAAGCTATTATTAAAGTGAAACTTGATTTTTAGGACAATCTAATGTTCAAGAATCTTGACCCACAAGACATCAAAGTTAAACCTTTTAAAACGTTTAAGAACTTTACATTCACTAACAACGATAGTGGTAGTGGTGTTTATTTAGTAAAAGCCCGTAGTGGTTCTTTCAAACAATATGTAAGTTCATCAGACGCAGTTACACATATCATATCAGGTTCAATAACAAGTAGTTTTTTCGGAATACCTACTTGGAATACAATACACAAAACTTTCTATAAAGACAATGATAAACCATTTAGAACATTTGGTAATAACTCTAACAACAATAGAGAACTAAATGTTAGTGCTAGTGTCATTAGTGTAGCTAGAGAAATTATTGGTGAAGAAATAAAACCAGGTTCTATTGAACTAACTACAACCATTGATAGTAAAACATATACGATTAAAGATGATAAAGACGGAAACTTATATGACAATGCACACTCAGCAAGTTTTGCAGCATTCAAGTCAAGTTCATTTGACAGAACACAAGGAGTCTCAACAGCTGCAGCAACAAGAGGAAGTGGTTCAGAAGTAGGAAATATTTTCTACGCACAAGGTTTAGTAGTATTAACCGACACAGGTTCTTACACTCGTGATACAACAAGTTATACTTTAAAGTATCAATCGACACAAACAATATATGAACACGAATATCGTTTAATTGCAAAACCATTTGAGTTCAATACTACACAGAATATCAGTATAACACCAGGCCGTAGTGGTAGTTTAACACTAAAACCTGGTACAGTTTCAATGTCTAACTTCTTACCACCAGGTGACCAACCAAGTGGAGAGGGAACAGGTAGTTTCAAAACAGAATATAACGCATCAACATCATCATTAGGGTTCGTAACTGGTTCAGATTTTAGACCTTATGTTACACAAATAGGGTTATACACAGAAGAAGGAGACTTAGCTGCAGTAGCAAAGGTAGCAAAACCTATCAAATTATCAGACGAAATCTCAACTACATTTGTAGTTCGCTTTGATGTCTAATTTTTAACATTCTTATATTTATTATTGTATAAAACCAAACGGAGAAAACAATGTTTCAGTTTATGAAAAAAATGGTTATGTCAGCAGTTATGTTTGGAGTTGTGTTTGCACAAACCCCAATCATAAGAGTTAAACAAATAGGTGAGTGGAAAACGCCAGAATATTGGTGGAAAGCACAAGAAACCGTACAATTACAAACTTTTTTAGCAGATGATACAACTCAACCTGCGTATCTAAATAATAATTTTGATTCGTGGAGAGATGATATTTTAGAAATAGAAGTTACCATTGATGATAATGGTGCAAATTTAACTGCATTTAGATTTGATATTGCATTCGATAATGACTTAATTACTTGGGTTGAAGATGATGGAATTGAAGATAATGATGAAACATCAATCAACGCTTGGAGTCAAGGAAACTCACGAGTAGTTAAAGGTAGTCATATTTCAGGTTGGACTGAGGGCGATGAAAGTTCTAATGCAGATTATTCTTTTGAAGTGGTTCACTTCTCTAATGTAGGATACACAGATAGTATTCAAAATAGTGGTAATGAACAATCAGCA